CCTTGATACACATAGCTGGCCCGGGGGCCACCACCAACGCCTTGGTCAGGCGTCAACAGGCCACCGAACCTTGGGTTTTCAACATAATTGTTGCCGCCCATGCGTTGAACGTTTCTCATTGCCTCACGACGTTTTTCTGCAAGGTCCCAAGCGCCTCCCTCTTGCTTGGTGTTTGACAAGGCTTGGCCAGCTTCAATGTCCGTCAAGCCAAGTGCTTTGGCCGTGTTATATGGGATTACACCAGTCTGCCCCTTGGCCATTCGGCCAGCGTCGGCGGGCCCCATGGGAGTTGGCAAACCGCCGGCGGCAGGTGTACCGGGTTGGCGAATGACGCCCTGTCCCGGGACTCCCTGCACTCCCGGGGATCCCGGGGGGATAGCGGGAGGTGGCACCCCCATGGAGCGTTGCGCCAAAATGCGAGCGCGTTCTTCCGCACCTGCGCGGTTGGCAAGGGTAGACGTTCTCTGAGTGTCATAGGCGCTTTTGCCGGTGGCCAAGGCACCAGTAGCAGCACCGGCTCCGCCAAACAGGAATCGTTCAGCAGGGTCTGCGCTGGATGTGTCTGCTGCTGGCGGGGGCGCGGGCGGCGGCGCATCACCTAGAACCAAGTCGCTTTCGCCTCGTTGTGCTGGTTTTGGCTCCGTGTCAAACGTGCCGTAACCATTGAGAGCCCTAACATAGTCAAACACGCGAGGGTCTGGATCTTTGCCAAGTTTCAATGCATCAACCGCCCCGGGGCCGCCGTTGTAGTAGATTGCAGCAAGCGTAGGGTCGTTCTCAGATGCTTGCAAACCAAGTTTCAAATATTCAATCCCGGCCTTGATGTTTTGGTTTGGGATTGACAGCTTTTCCTCGTCGTACCCCATTCCCTTGCCGGTGCTTGGCATCACTTGCATCATGCCAATTTCACCGCTGGCTCCACGCGGTGCGTTGGTCCGCAGTCCGCCCTCTTTGAACGCAATGGCAACCGCCAACACCGGGTCAACCCCGGCATTTCTGGCCATTTGAGCAACCTTTACTGCGTTGTCAGATTGCTCTTGATCAAGGCTGCCAATAAACTTTAATTTGTCCATTTCAGCACCTTATTTTTTGTTCAACTCTTGTCGGACTCGATCCCGCGCGGCTTTTATGGGATCTGAAACAGGGGGGGTTCTAGCCGGCTGGGTTCCTGTTGGCTGGGCTCCTGCCGGTGCTGCGGCTGCCGGATTTTGGTACGCCTTTAGTCCTGTTGCAATGCCGGAAATGTCCGCAAAATACTTGTCGTACATACCCATGTACTGATCCGAATCCAAGAACTCTTCTGCGGTCATCTTTGATGCCTTGAACGCTCGTGCCGCTTGACGATCAAACTGCCCCTTGGTCGTCAGCAAGTCAGCCTTGCGACGGACGGATTCAGCAGTGTCCTGCGGGCTGATGTTGGCGCTGCCAAGAATCAAGCGCTCAGGTTGTGACGTGGCCCCCTTCATAGCCTTTTCTGCGTTCAACTGCATTTGAGTTGCATACATCAAGAAAGTGCGATATGTTGCCTGCTGCTCTTTAGTAAGCCCAGCATTGCGCATAATGTCCTCAATAGCAGGTATGCCAATTGAAAAGTTTTTGCCTCCAATACCATCTCGAAAAAGCAATCCAATACCGGACGAAATCTTGTCGTTACTCAAAATTCCAGTCATTTTGTTGAAGTTTGGATCTGCTGTAAAACTGCGCATAACGTTGGCTGTGGCCAACATTTCACTGGAGTCTTTGCCGCGTGTTGCAAAGTCTTTACGGTTTTCAACTTCTATAGCCGTATCGGCTTCTGCAAGTGCTTTGGTTCGTGCGGCTGCTTTTGCACGATCTTCATTAGAACCACTGCCAACGGACGCAGGGGCTTTGCCTACAGGCACAGCACCACCAGCAACAGGTGCTGCACCTGCTGGCCGGCCAAACGTCCTGCCCGTAAACTTGTCGGCCAAGGCTTTGTACCCGGCCTCATTGCCTTGACGTTGAAGCACAGAAAGTTGCAATGCGACAGATTTAGGAACCGTGAAAGTCCCGCCGTTGTAACCTTCGGCAAATATTCTGATATCAACAGGTTCGGCGTTGCTTGCGTAAAATCTTCCGGTTCTAAGGTTCGTAGTTCCAGACTCTTTTACTTCAAGATTTTTCCGCTCAAGTTCCATACCTTCTTTAATAAGCTCACCCAAAGGCTTGCCGCTGTTCCGATTTAGGCTGACGTACTCCCTTGCGGTCATGAAGTTTCTATTCTCGGGGAATATCTGAACACCCCCGTCATCTTCAGCATTGCTTGGCAAAGCAACTTGAGCTGTTGTAATAGGAGCCAAGGGGCTAGGTTGAACAACACTTGGTGGCCTAACCGGTGCAGCGCTTGCCACGTCAGGAACGGCAGGCTCGGGGGCTGTAGGAACTGAGGTGGTCAGCGGTCCACCAACAGGAGAGGCGGCTCTGGAACCAGCCACGGCGGCGGACAAAGGACCCGCCAAAGGACCGGCCTGCGGCCCGGCTATAGGGCCTGACTGATCTCCTTGAAGCCATTTGGCAATGTCCGCATCTTTAGCCCTCATGCGTTGCAGCTCAACGCCCTTGCCGGCGGCGGCTACCCGTTGCTGGTCAATCTCCTGCTGCTGTTTAATATCTTCCGCCTGAGCAGCGCTGATGCTTTTTGCAGCATTGCTAAGAGACTCACCAAAACCGCCGGTTTGCGTCGGGGCTCCAAACCCTTGCGCGGCGGCAAGCCACACCGGGTCAAAGAATCTGTTTTTGCGCGTGTCAAGGGACTGCGACAGTCGAGCCAATGCGTCCTGATAGACGCGGTTTGCCTCAATCGTATCGGGATCTTCTCCCGAGACGTAACCAGTGGTTTTTGGTGGTGCGGTAGACATGTTTTTACTTTTAAATTGGATCAATTTCGTCTAGATTCAAATCGCTAGGCGTATAAATATAGCCACTGTCTGCAACTGTTTTATCTTTCGTCAAATATTTTAAAAGGTCTCCGCCCAACCCAGTAATGGTTTGCAAACCTGTGCCGCCGGCAACGCTTCCGACTGCGCTCATAGCTTGAAGAATATCTGCCAAACCGGACGTTTGGTACGCACCCGCCTTGGGACCGGTGAACGTTACTGTCTGATTCCCGGGCATGGTATAGCCACGCATCAGGTTGGACGCTGCCGTGGCCGTCTTGAGCGGCTGGTCTAACAGGCTTTGCTCATAAGCCTGACGTTCAGCGCCGGCCTTAGTCAATGCCCCAGCGCCGGTCAGTCCCATATCAAGCTCTTGCTGGGACAGCTTGCCTTGCGTACCGGCCACCAAGTTCTGCAACTGGGCCTCGTCCAGTGCGCCCTTCAAAGCTTCGCTGTAGCCCTTTGACAAGGCACCGTACTGCTGGCCAGTCAGGTTAGATTGAGTGTCCGACATGGACTGGCCAAGGGCATTGGCGTAGCGTTGGCCGCCCAGACCACCGGTGCCGACAAACCCGGCCTTCATCGTGGGCAGCAGGTTGCGTTGCACATTCTCTTGCGTCAGCCGCCCCATCTCGTTCACCACGTTGCTGGTGTAAGGGTTCATCAGCGCCTGAATGCGCTCAGGCGTGATGCCTTTGGCGGCCTGACCCGCAGTGTCTTGCGCAGCCTGCAAACCCGGCTTGTACGACTCTACGACCCCGGGCAGCATCCCGTACCCGGTGTTTTGCATCGGGTCATACCCGGCAACAGACTGCTCGGGGGTCTTGCCCATAGCCGTTGTGGCTGCGCCAGACAGGCCGGTCAGGTAGTTGGTGTAGTACGACGGGGCCGTGTCGACCTTTGTCTCGGTCGTCTTGATGTCCGGCAGCGGTGCGCCTTGAAGGAATGCCATGCTTATCTCCTAACTTTGCGTTTTTTAAGGTAATCCAACGGGGACTTCTTAGCCGGGGGCGGTAAGTCTTTTGGTTTGGCCGACCTGTGATACGCCCGAATGGAGTGCATCATGTCGTAGAGTTTATCTGAACCGGCCTTGGTTGAGCCATTTCCAAGAGCCGCTACCACGTCCGCTGGGAAAACAAACTCCCCGTCAGCTAACATTGCCGGGATGTCGTCGGACTGGCCATCGCCCGGTCCCGTCACGGCATTGCCGGTGCGGAAGTCCAGTCTAGCCTTGCCGGAGTGCTCTATGACCCCTAGGCCGCCTCCGGCGTACTTGCCGTGCCGGGTAGTACCACCACCGGCAAATAATGGCGTAGCGAGCCCTCCAGCCTTTGAATACAGCGTCTTCTCGCCGGGTTTCTCCGGCAAGTCAATGTCGTTTTGCGGGCCATAGGTGAAGTAGTTGGAGCCGGGCTCCTCTGAAGCGGAGAGTTCATCTTGCATTTGGGCTGCCTGTTGATTTTGTTGAATTTCTTGCAAATTTCCTGAATAAGAACCAAGAGCAACCATTTTTAAGTATTTTGCAAGAGGCCCTTCAAATTCTGCAAATCCGCTTGTTTTGAGACCAATGTCAGCAAAACCGGGCTTGTAAGGGTCCGACGATTCGCTAGATGTTGCAGTTTTTTGTGCTACTTGAGTTGCTTTAGGGGCGGGTGTTGGAACAGGTGTTGGCTTCGGTGTAGGAGTCGGCGTAGGTGTTGGTGTTGGTGTTGGTGTTGGGGTAACAGTCGGAGTTACTGTTGGGGTAACAACTTCTGTCGGGGTAACGGTAGGAGTTGTAATAACCGTGGGGGTCGGAGTTACTGTTGGGGTAACAACTTCTGTCGGAGTTGTTGGCGTGGGTGTCGGGGTCGGAGTTGGAGTGACTGTTGGAGTGACAACTTCTGTCGGAGTTGTTGGTGTTGGAGTCGGAGTAGGAGTAACCGTTGGGGTTGTAGGAGTAACTGTTGGGGTTGTAGGAGTAACTGTCGGAGTAGGAGTAACTGTCGGAGTAGGAGTAACTGTCGGAGTAGGAGTAACTGTTGGGGTAGGAGTAACTGTTGGGGTAGGAGTAACTGTTGGGGTAGGAGTAACTGTAGGGGTAGGAGTAACTGTAGGGGTGACAGTCGGCGTGACTGTCGGAGTAGTAGTTTCTGTTGGTGTCGGCGTAGGCGTAGGTGTTGGCGTAGGTGTAGGGGTAACCGTTGGAGTGGGGGTTACTGTTGGGGCAACTGTAGGAGTAACTGTCTCTGTTGGTGTCGGCGTAGGTGTAGGGGTCGGTGTAGGCGTGGGTGTCGGTGTGGGGGTCGGGGTCGGAGTTACTGTTGGAGTCGGAGTTGGAGTCGGAGTTGGAGTCGGGGTTGGGGTTGGGGTTGGGGTTGGGGTAGGTGTTACGTCAACCGTCGGTGTCAGGTCAATTGTTGGGGTTGGTGTAGGAGTTGGGGTCGGAGTCAGGTCAACCGTCGGAGTCGGGATGACCGTGGGTGTAGGTGTTAGGTCAACTGTCGGGGTTGGCGTGACTATGTTTTTCGAGGCGTCATAGGCATCCAGATTGCCATTGAACATGGTGTACGTTGCGTAATCTGGGAAGCCAGCGGCGGTTGCAGTCTGCTGGTTTGTTGCCGCAGTTTTTGCTGTTGAATAATCGCCATAATTTCCGTTGTACTGCAAAAATGTTGCGTAGTCCGGGAAGCCTGCTATTGTGGCCATCCGGATGTTTGCAGCATCATTGTTCATTTGTTCGTACGCGGCTACATTCCCGTTAAATTGGATGTAGCTTGCGTAGTCAGGAAAGCCGGCCGTCTGAGCCGTCTGCAAATTGGCGGCGGCTGTCTTGGCCGCGTTGTATGCGCCGATGTCTCCGTTGTACTGGGTGTAAGTGGAAACATCAGGGAACCCCGCATCGGTTGCCAGTTTGATGTTGGGGTCTGCCGCCAGCATGTCTGTCGGAACGCTTTGCACAATCTTGGTTGCGAGGCTGACTGCGGCGTCGTCCGACATGCTGGTCAGGCCAAGGTCTCTCATCATTTCTTGCGCATCGGCGGCGCTTATTGGCTGGCCTGACTCAAACGCAGACATGCCCTGCAAGAAGTTGTCTAGCTTTGTTTGCGCGTCAGCCTCACTAATCTGGCCTGTGAGGCTGTTTAGAACCTCTTGGGTTGGATTGGCGTAGCCAAGATTTTGAGCGATCTGGAGGGCTTCTGCGTTGTCTGTTAATAGCGGATCTACAAATGATGCTGGCAAAAAATCATCATAAAATGATGGATCAATTTTTACGTAATCATTGTTTACAACCGCATCGCCAAAAGTTACGTTTTCTCCGGAAGAATCAACCCCAAGCACGGCGTTGGCTTTTAATGTAGACAGGTCTGCTGTTTTTGCGCCAGATAAAAATTCACCGAGAGAGACATCATTCCCCGAGTAATCTTTGGCCACGGATACAGTGTCATTGATTGCAGCCGGCGTTATTGCGCCAGTTGCTACCCCCGCGCCAATTGATGCAGAAGCCCAGCCAGCCGCTACTGCTGACTTCAAATCATTTTCTGTAATTTTGCCCTTTACCGTAAACGTGGTGGCAAGAGTTTGAGGAACTGTTTCAATAAATTCCGAAGCTGCATTTACACCAATGGTTGATCCATATTTTGCAGCGGTTTCTTTTAACCCACCTTTAAGGCCATCAAAGTAATGCTTAAAAATCATTTTGTCAGCAAAATACTCCGCTGGTATTGTGACCGCCGCATGAATTGAGCCGTTAATTAATGCTTTATCTCTAGCAACATCGTCCGGGACTCCTGCTTGTTTTAATAAATCGTAGGCCTCTTTTCCACCAGCGCCAAAAGACTCCCAGCCATCAAGGACAGCGGATACGGCAGCAGCCCCAGCTAAAGTTACTGCGGCTGGAGCACTAAATGCTAATGCCGTGCCGCCGGCTATTGCACCAACCAGCCAAGGCAGACCTTCTTGGACACCCTCTTTTCCTATTTCGGAAATGAACCCTAATGGGTTATCTCTGATGGCCTTAACAATTGCACCGGGCTGATCAAAATATGATAAATTACCAGCGTCTTTCCATTGTTTATTTAAATTGGCTTCTTGTATGGCAACATCTGAACCAGTTGCATCTTTACCATATTGAACTAAATACTTTCCAAGATTTGATACTGAATTTTGAAAACTTGTGCCAGATGCTAATGAAACACCCGCTGCGTATGTTTCCATTTGCTGACCAAGTGCCGATGCTCCAGTTGCAATTAACTGATCAAGAATTGTTTGAGCCGGGGCTGCTAATTTAATTTTGCCAGCAACGTCACCTGCTACGTCATAGCCAGAGTACCTTACGTTGCCAGTGTAAAAATTATCAAGGGCACGGCTTGGATCGTTATAGGCAACTGCTTGTGTACGCGCATTTTGCTCATCCGCAGTTATTGTTGTGAGCGTGCTTCCTTTGTAATCAAAAGTTTGATTGGTGCCAAACAGTGAACGAGCAACTTTAAATGCCGCATTTTGATTGGGGGCATCGTTAATAAGCGCTTGAAAAACATCTTTTTCAGTGGGCCCATCACCCGTCATGCTATAGACGCTGTTGTCGTAGTCAAATTGCGTGTAGCCAGCAAGACGTGCGGCATTGGCTGCATCTTGTTTGGTGTTGTAGTCCCCGCCATCAAATACCAGTTGTTTGGCAACTAAAGAATCAATTTCTGCATCTGTTAATTTAAGTGCGGAACCACTACCGTCTTTAAGTTGCGTAGCTTGATTAGTGGTTATATTTGTGCCGCCACCTGCATCAACAGGAGTAGGCGTTACCACAGTCCCGGTGCTACCGTCCACTGCACCGCCTACAGTTGGCGTTACGTAACTTGTTCCGGTGCTGCCGTCTGCCGCGCCCCCTTGGGTAGGGGTAACATAAGTTGTTCCTGTACTGCCGTCTGCGGCCCCGCCTATGGTAGGCGTTACGTTTGTGCCACTTAAAGGAGGAAGCGCAGTCCCAGTTACATTTGATCCTGTAACTGGAGTAGTTTCTGTTAAGCCGGCGCGTTGCAGGTTACCAACAACATCTATGTTTGGTTCTGTTTGCCTTACTGTTTTGGCAAATGAGTCAATTTCGCTTTGCTCTACGCTCGGCCCAAACGCGGTTTGCCAGAAATCTAATGCGGCCGGATCTGGCTCCCTGCCAACAATATCCCGATAGAGCTGTGCAACAGCACCTTGCGCGGCGGGGGGATTTGCCGAGGTTTGAACTACATCAAGGGCGCGACTTGGGTCCCTGTAGGCGTCGGCGATCGCTTTTACGTCTGGGGTCAAACCCGTTGCAGTGTCAATAAAATTGGCAGCAGCTTTTTTGCCTTCTGCAAGCGCGGCATTCAGAGCTGCATTGGTAATGTCTCTGCCCGTTAACGCTGCTGAAATCGAGGCTCTGGCTACGTTTTGGGCTGCTGGCGGTAGTTGGCTAAAGCCCGGCATAGCATTGGTAATGCCACTTATTGCTGTTCCGATCGCAGCGCCAGCCAATGCATTTAGGGGATTTTGACCAGTTAACCCCGAGCTTACAACATTGGTGACGCCTTGCGTTATTCCTGATTTGACAAAAGCTGGAAGGTCAACACCTTGTAACGCACTGTTTACAGCGCCAGATACGTTAGACCCTACAAAGTTTAAACCGGCAGACAGCACAGCGCCTTTTATGGCTTCGCCTACATCCCCGCCGTTGGTGGCGGTTTGAATAATAATATTGCCAGCAAGCGTTGCAGCGGTGGCGTTAGTGATCCCCAATGCAGTGCCAATCGTATATCCGGGGGCGGCAAGTAACCCTGAGACGGTAAAACCTGACGCAGCAGCACCAGTAGTAGCCGCCAGAGTAGTACCCACCCCACCCGCTGCCGCTGCACCAGCATTTAACAGCCAAGGTATGCCGTAGTACGCAGCGGAGGCGACTAAAGCTACTTTGGCAACATCTTCCAGTGAATCAAGAAATTGCTCCCCCATAGTTGAGGGATTTTTGGGGATGTAATAACCTGTTGTATTCCCAGTAGGATCAAATAATGACCCAAGTTCTGGGCTGTGTTTAACTGCAAAACCGATGACGTTAGATGTGTCTTGTACCTCAGTGTTGTCGTCTCGCCCACCAAGTTTTGTCCCGTACCGTATGTCTACACTGCCAACAGGCACCCCAAGCGAGGCCGCAATTTGTGCTTGGATACTTTGTGTGGTGGCAGCGGGAGCAGTAGTAGGAGCAGTAGTAGGAGTAGGGGTAGGGGTAGGGGTCGGGGTAGGGGTAGGAGTAGGGGTAGGAGTAGGGGTAGGAGTAGGGGTAGGAGTAGGGGTAGGAGTAGGGGTAGGAGTAGGAGTAGGGGTAGGAGTAGGGGTAGGAGTAGGGGTAGGAGTAGGGGTAGGAGTAGGGGTAGGAGTAGGGGTAGGAGTAGGGGTAGGGGTCGGAGTTGGGGTAGGAGTTGGTGCAGGATTAGCATTGGTATATTCTTCACCCGCTATGTTCCTAAAGGCTTTTAATTCATCTGCACTAACATTTGAACCAAATTGTTGGGTAAAGTATGCCAATCCACCGGGGTCAGGCTCTCTTTTAAGCTCCTCTATGTACATCCGCCGAATTGCTTCATTTGCTGCATTGGTATATTCTTCACCCGCCATGTTCCTAAAGGCGTTTAGTTCATCTGAACTAACATCTGTACCAAATTGTTGGGCAAAGTACGCCAATCCACCGGGATCAGGCTCTCTTCCAAGCTCCTCTATGTACATCCGCCGAATTGCCTCCTCTGCTTCGTTCGCACGATAGGTATATCCCAAAGCTTTGCGACGGTACTCCAAAATATTCATAAATCGCCAAACCCGTTCATGTTGTTTGCGTTGCTGGGTTGACCGCCGCCACCATGGCCTCGGCCCAATCAAACCAATTGTCGTACTGATCCGTGCGGGGCGTGGCCTCGTTTGCAAAAACGTCAATTGCGTTCAGGCCATTGCCCCACAGCCTCCAGTCCGTCTGGCCATCGGGAATCTGAAGATTCTGGGCCCCGTACAGCTCGCACATGAGGCTTGCCCACGACTCAAACGTGCTGTAGCGGGGGTCGTAGATCAGCGCAGGGTTAAGGGCCATATGGCCTCACGTCGCCGATCTCGGCACTGAGCAAGACTTTGCCAAGCTGGTAATTTCCGCCGGCCACGTTAGATGTGAATTTAAGACGCAACTCCCGGCGTTGTTCGCGCATGTCAATTTTTCCGTTGTTGGGTCCAAAAACGTATGGGTCGGACTCCTTGTCCTCGCCCTGCGCAAATGGCCGTCCGGTCACAATGACCGACATTTCACCAGATTGGATGAAATCCGGTTCAATCCGATCAAGTCGGATCCAGCGGTTTACGCCTTCTGTGGCCAACTGGGACGGGCCGCCAGAGACCCAACCAAGGTCGTTGGTCTCAAACGAGCTGAGGATGGACTGCACGTTCTGGCCATCAACTTCGTCGGTGCCAATTTCGTGTTGGTACATGGCAATCAGGTCAGGCGGGGTTGAAAAAGTCAATTCCTCCGAAGCAGTGCTTGTAGCCGCCGCTGACATTTGAATGGCTTGAAGATAAATTGCCGTGACCGAGATGGCAAACCCAGCCCCCGCGCCGCCCAAACTAGCCGCCGTGGCGCTCAACACGTTGCCGATGACATAACTCGCCCCTCTGGACGTAAGGGTTACGGTGGTCACTACCCCCCCGGCAACGACGATTGTGGCCTTAGCGCCCAGTCCTGACCCTCCTGTGAGGGTTACGTTGGTGTAGGTTGCATTGACGTAGCCAGCGCCCGGGGTGATTGCCCCAAGCGCCTTGATGTTGCTGGTCGTAATGGCCACCACGGTCGTACTTGTGGGAATATTGGTGCCAGCAATAACCTGATTGAGCGCAACCTGCAAGTTGTAGGTGTCGCTGTACAAGAAAACGCTACCAGACACCTCGTTGAAAGTGTCTGTAAACACAAGCTCAGACTCGCTGGCATGCCAGTCAGCGGCCACGGGAAAGGCGAACACTTGCGAAAAGTACCCGGCAGAGCGCTGGGCACCTCGGGCCTCGCCGGCATCGTACCAAGTGTTCTCGCGCACGTTGTAGATAACGGCGTCAGTACACTCGGTTGCCTCACCACGCGGATAAAACCACCAGATCTCACCAAAACGAGGAACCTTTGTTGCCCAAACTTTCTGACGCTGGTCGTAGTTCAGATTGTCAAAGAAGTAGTTCTGGTTCATGCTGTTGGGGATCTCCTTGACCACCCCGTTGTACAGCAGGAAGCGGTCAACGCCGCACCAGTAATAAACGCCGTCGTACTCAATGGCCGACTGAGAAGACAGGATGGAGGACTGGCTGCTGATGATGTCGTAGCGCCAGTACTGAGCAGGCGTCCCTGTCCCGCCAATGAATGACACGCGGATGAGGCTGTCAAGGCTCCAGAACAGGCCAGAGGGCGCGTTTGAGCCGCCCCTGACGGGTAGCCCTTGGACAATCTTGCCAGAGGCTACGTTGACCGCATTAGCGTCGGCAGAGACCCAGTCGCTAGGGTTGCCGGCCGAGCAGTTCTGAATCAGCCCGTTGTTACCATACACGAACAGGTAAGGGTGCAGGGAGACAACACCGCCAGACACTTCAATGTTGTTGTCAAAAGTCAAAGTTACCGGGCCGCTTGATGTGGCCGCAGCGGACAACACAACTTTTTGATAGGAACCAAGCGTAAAAACAAACCCAGTTGTTGGCGCAACAATTGTGGATACCGCGCCTCCACCAGAAGTTGCAGACAACGTAAATGTTGTTGAATAGTTCGTGGCAATAACGTAGTAAGTGCTTCCAGCAGAAAGACCAATGTATCTTTGTATAGTAAACACCAAATTGTTAGTGCTGGTTACTATTGTTGTAATCGCTGATCCACCAGAGGTAGCAGACAAAGTAAATGTTGACGTGCCATTGGTTGCAATAATGAAGTACGTTGTCCCGGTTATAACTCCCGGGAATGGTGTTGTAACAAATGTCAATCCAGTAGTTGCACCAAAGGTGTTTGTTATTGAAGATCCACCAGAAGTGGCAGCCAAAGAAAAGGTTGTTGTGCCGTTCGTGGCGGAAATGTAATAAGTTGCTCCTGAAACAAGTCCTGTTCCATTTGGCCCAGTGAACGTCAGTCCCGCCAAGGTGACAATATTTGTTGCTATTGCCTCCCCATTTATTGAAGACGCCAACGTAAATGTTGATGTCCCGTTGGTTGCAATAATGTAATAAGTGATGCCTGCTGTGACACCGCTTGACAATATTGCCGTAAATGTTAGCCCAGTGGTTGTGCCTGCCGTTGTTGTCAAGGCTGTGCCGAACAACGCCGCTGACAACGTAAATGTTGATGTCCCATCGGTGGCAATAATGAAATAAAACCTGTTGCCATTGATACCAGTTGACGTTCCAGTAAGCGTGCCAGAAACAAAAACTGGCTGGCCAATGTACAGGCCAGTTGTAGCTGTGCAGGAGCACTGACCCGCAGTTCCAGTAACGGCAACACCAGCAACTGTTGATGGAGTAGGTGTGCCGCCCACGGTAATTGGCTGGCCTATGTAGAGTCCAGTTGTTGCGGTGCAAGAAAAAGCGCCATTTACGCTTGTGATTGCAACACCTGCAAGTGTGTTTGTGCTTATTGATCCAGAAACAACTACCGGCTGACCTACCGCAAGGCCAGTTGTAGCTGTGCAAGAAAAAGCACCGCTTGAGCTTGTGATTGCAACACTCGCCAAGGTGGTGTTAAGCAGCGCCCCGGACACGACAACTTCCTGACCGTTGTACAAGCCATTGGTTGCGGCGCAAGAAAATGTACCGCCCGTCCCAGTTACCGCAACCGTGGACAAAATTTCTTTTGGCAGCGACCCTGAAACAGTAACTGTTTGGTTAATGTAAAGGCCTGAGGTTGACGCACAAGAAAAAGTTCCGCTTGTTCCCGTCACTGCGACCGTGCTTAAATTGGGCGACTCAAGATTGCTTGAAACAACTGTTGTTCCGGAAGGTATGTTTGTGCCGGTAACAGTCTGGCCAGCGCCAATCAAGGTGTTTGTTTCAGATATGGTGACGGATGTTGTGCTGTTTATGTAGGCGTTGGCATCAGTAAAAATTCCAATTCTGGACATGGTCGTGCTATTGATATCGCCAATCAGCACAGGCGTATCAACGTCATTGCTGATTGAGTCAAGGTTCAGACCGGGGTGGGCCACAAGCGACTGAATGCCATTTCCACCAACGTCATAAAACCCATCAAATTGCCACAAGTTCAAATTTGAAGCCGTAAAGTTGGCCAACGTAAAATCTACAGCCCCAGCGCCAATACCGTTGTTGTCAATGGTCAGGACTTGCAAGCCGTCGTTGTAGCCGCTAAAAATTGAGGTAAAGCCGTTCTGCGGGTTTACCCAAATCCCACGAGAGGGGCCTGTGAGTTGATTTGAAATGACGCGGAATCCGCCAATCTTGCGGGGACGGCCGCGTTGAAAACGCACCCACTCGCCATCGGTGTAAAAAACTTTGTCAAAGACCGTGCCGTCGCGTTGAATGCCCGGCTTTGTGTCAAGGGTAAAAACCTTGGTTGCCATCAGAAAACTCCGCCCTGAACACCCCCAGTAAAGTTGCCGGTGCCGGGAATATTCAGCCCTGTAGCCGTTAAACCAAACAGCTTGACGCCCAAGATTGCAATACCAAACTCACCAGAGCCGGGCCGGTAGATGCCCGTTGAGGTCTCTGAAGAAAAGTTTAGCCCCGGAGCGCCCACCGAGCCGTCCACCAAAGACACACTTGACGCACCGGCGGCGATCGTTGAGGCGTTGAGCAAGTTAATTGAGTCGCACAGCAAAATTACCTGCTGGCTGGCGGGGATTACCGCCGTGGACCCGCCGCCGCCTGTGGTGAAGGTAATTTGATAGCCGGGGCCTCCGCCATTGGTCTGGTTTGTGATGTAGTACACCTGAACGGTTTGGGGCAAAACCACAGTCACGTTGCCTGTCAGGGTGCCGGTGTACTTTTGAATTGTGTTGGCGGCCTCGGCTGCTGTTAGGGTGTAGCTGCCAGACACCACAGCTTTGGTGAGCTGGGTAAAATTAAACTGAACATTACGGCCCAAACCAACTGTGAAGAAGGCTACGCCAGAACAGCAAAGCACGCAAGAGTCAGCAGGTTGCAATGCAATAGTTGCAGCGCCGTTTATCAGAATACCGCCAGATGGAGCAATGGTCAACGTGCCAGTTCCACCATTGCGGACCATCATGTACCAGTCATTTCCCAGTGTGACGGCTGATGTCAAAGTTAGGGAACCCGCGCCGCCGGTCCAAACGTAGGTTGATGCACGGTCTGTGGCCACCGCAGTGTAGTTTGACGCAAAGGTGTTAACCTCATTGGCAGCGTTCAAGGTGTTGGAGATGGCCTTCAGACCAAATCCAGCAAGGGTGGCTGCATCAACATTGGATGTGCCCACGCCAAAGGCAATCAGGCCCCATGTGCCGGCCTCAGTGGCGTTGTCGGTCAGGTAGATGTACTTGGCCTCGCCTGCCGCAATGGTGACGATTGTGGCCCCGTCGTAGTCCCTGACATCAAAGCTGTAGGAGCCAACATTGCGGAACAAGGCGTCAATGCCAACAGACGCCTGATTTGCAGGCGGCATGTCTAAGGTGAACGAGTCAAGCGTAAAAGTCAGGCCGGTAGTTGTGCCGGCCGTAGTGGCCACCGCCAATCCGCCTAAAGTAGCCGACAGGGTGAAGGTTGTCGTGCCATTGGTAAGAATGATGTAGTAGGTGGTGCCGCTGACAAGGCCTGTTGCTGTGCCAGTAAGAACCCCAGTGACAACAACGGCTTGGCCAACAAACAGGCTGGGAGTTGTGGTGCAAGAGCACTCCCCGCCCGTGCCCGTAACAATGACGCTAGCAAGCACTAGGCCGCTGGAGAGCGACGTGACATCCATGATCCGCGCTGCGGCGTTGTCCGTGACGCTGCCGTTGATTGGCCACGACAGGGTGCTGTCTGCGGAAAGCGTAATGTCTCGGTAAGAAACGTCGGTCGGCTGGATTACTTGGCCGGTAAATGGCGAATTAAAACTCATTATGAATCCCTCACAATTGCCTGACGATCAGCGGCACGGATGACGTTCTCCGTCTTCAGGACTTCAATGATTTTGTCGTAATTGCTTTGCCACATAGGCATGCGCTCGTCATTCTTGAGGAACGGCATGGCTTGCAGCAAAGTGCCATACAGCAGCGCCTGTGGGGCGTACTGGGTAAACCAGCTTGATTGGTTTGATGAGTCCAAGGGTTGCACGCGCTCGTAATACAGAACCTCGTATGAGTAAGCCAGTGTTGGAGTGGGACCTACCAACCAGTGCTCGTAGTCGTAGTCGCAAAAATACAGCGGAACGTCAGTGCTGGCCGCTTCTGGCCAATACTCTCGAATGTACTCGTAGGTGCGGAGCAGCACAGGTTTGCGCTTGCCTGCTACGGTAACGTTCATTGAAACAGTCTTGCGCCAGCGTGCCGGCTTGGGAATTACGTTCTCGGACGCAACCATAGTGCTTGTGGCCACAGTCAGGTTGCCAAGAAATTTGATCTCAGCCGCAATTATCTGCTCTGCCAGCATGATGAACTGCGGAATTTTGTCTAAAGTCTGGGCATCTGTGCGTTCCAGATAGGTCTGGATGTCATTGACCAAACTGTCATACGTCATGGTTGCGGCGACCGTCATTTTGTTCTCCGTTATCCGACGTTAAATTGCTAAGACAGAAACAGGGCGCGTTCGTCATTGCGGCGTTTGACTAGCCCCGGAAGGATTTTACCCCCGCCCCGTGTAAACTTCAAGAACTCGTCTGCCGCCGCTTCAATCTCACCCCGAAGAACCTTCTGACGGAGGGTTGATCGCTGTACGCCGCCCAAACCGAGATTAAAAGCAAAGCTGACAAGAGCGTCGTTTTGACCTTGGGTAAGCACCACAGGAAAAAGTTTGGCGACCCCAACCTCAAATCGGCGGAGATCAGCACTAAGGATTCCATCTACTTCGGCTCCTGAAAATACGCGGTTATCTTCCGCTTTAAGCGGGTAAGCGTCTCTCTGATCCAGAGGTAAACGACCTTGATCGGGGTATAAAACATGACCAACTCCTACAGTCCAAAGACGCGCTGGGCAACGGTAAGGTTTAAACCGCACACCCTCGTGATGTTTGATCATCTCCATGCATCGCGCAGAGACTTTCATTTCTTGCTGAACGCTTGGCTTCCAAACCAGAAAGAAATGACGCTGGCCCAGATGATCTGAGTTTCGTCATCCCAGATGTTGTCCAGCATGATCTGGAAATCTACACCGTGCTGCCAAGCGTAGACAAACCCAGCAACGTCAACAAACACCAGCAACAGGAACAGGCCATAGGTGATAAGGGGACGAACACCAGCACGGAGATTCACCATCCACTGGCTTGCACCTTGACCAATAGCTATGTCGTGAGCGTACAGGGCGCTGCGCTCTGCTGATGCGGCCTCAATCATCTGGCCCTCTACCCTGATCTCTTCCACCCGTTGCTGGGCTTCAAAACCTGCCTTGCGAAGTTCCAGTTCCCGCTCAGTCTGGAGGCGAGCCATTGCCATCTCGTGGCTTTTGTCCGCACGGTCTTGAAAGAAACCCAACAGCTTGGGTAAACCACCGGCAAGAAAGCTGACCAGTGTAGTAATCAGAGTAATCATAATCAGCCCTTTAAGTCAAAACTCAGGTTTGCATGGCGGGGGTACTGCACAACGCGCTCCCCCTCGGGGCATTTGTACTTAATCGTTGCCAGCAGTGTGGCTGTGCCGGGTGCAATCTTCTCTTTTCTCACCATCGTGAGTTGGTATGTAAACGTGTCAATTGTTGGCCCAGCGGGGCCGCTGAACTTACTTGCCGTTGTTGTTGCCTCATGCACCATGCCTGCGGCGTCACGGATGCTTGGCGTAAAACTCTCCACCGAGCAATCATCCCGCTTTTTAATCCGCGCCACTGTCACATTGATAGGCTTCCCGGCTTCGGCAACAATCTTAAAATGCTCTGGTGACCATTCAAGGATAGCCCGGTCAAACCAACCAAACTTGTCTGCAAGCGTGTACCCGCCGCCAATGGCTGCAATGCTGGCTGCGACTGCTCCAATGGCTTTGGTTACATCAATCATTTGTCTGTCTTATTCCACATCAACGTCCAAAGGTCAGAGAGGCGTAGACGATGGATGCCATGGAGACAATCAAGACGCCAGTAGTCTTCATAATCACACCCTCAAGCCTCTTGAGCCTCGCATTGATCTGTGCATACCGTTCTGCACAAACGGCCTCATGGCTTGTCAACCGGATGTCAATATCACTCATATAAATCCTTTAGCCAATGCGATACAAAATGTAATTGCTAACTGAGGTGCGGCGAATACGGAACCGGGCAGAAATGCCGGTTAACACCGTAAGAGTACCGATGTTTGTAACCCCGGTATTGACCGCCATCGTAACCGTACCGGATGCGGTATTAACTATTGAAAAATCAAACCCAAGGTCATCGCCTGACCAGCTAATTAAAGTGTC